GAAGCAGCTTTGCCACCCATTCTAAACATCGGTCTTTGCATTACTTTATAGTTCATTACACTCCAAATAGTTTGCCTAAACTAAATGCTCCTATACCTGCTTGTAAAGCTCCAGCTAAAGGACTTTGTTGTGGAGCAGGTTGGCCCATAGTTGTTTGAACAGATCCTAATCCGCCACCTACACCAGTTAGACCTTGACCAAATCTTGCAAGTCTTTCAATTGGTTCATAAGCAGCCATTCTATTTGCTTGTGCTTGAGCATCTTGAATAGCTTGTCTGTATGCTAAATCTTGTTGACCTAGACCTTGTGCCATACCAATTGCTTGAGAAGCTAATCCTGGTTGTAATTGTGCTAAACCAGTTTGTTGACCAAATGCTTGAGAAGCTAATTGTTGAGCTTGTGTAAATCCTGCTTGATTTAATTGTGCTTGAAGTAAAGCTCTATCCATATCAGATTTTCTTCCGTATTCTGCTAACTGTACTCCTTCTCTTCCACCACCAAAAGCACCTGAAGCTATAGCTTGATCTCTAATAGATTGTTCTCTTGCTTTTGCTTGTTCATCAAAAGATTTTAAAGTAGCTTGTGTTACAGCTTGTTGATAAGGGGATTCAAATGCTCTAAATGCATCTGGTCCTGTATAATCTTGCGCACCTCTCATATCTGTGGGCATGCCAGCAAATGTTCCTGAACCTGTAAGAAAAGGTTGGTAACCAGCAACACCTGCACCTGAAACTCCTGTTACAAACCCTTTGTCTGGATCAAATTGTAATGTACCTAAACCTGCTTGTGTAGCTGCTTGTTGTTGTGCTGCTTGTTGTATGGCACCTAACCCTGCAACTTGTGGTGCAAATTGTGATGTATCAATTGCTTGACCAGCTTGTCTTGATGATTCTCCTAAATATTTTTCTATACCTGGTGTTAAATAACTTGGAGCTTCTGTTATCGTTCGTTGTAAAACTTCTTCGGCCATTATGCCATTCCTTTACTTTGAGCTTCTAGTTGTTTCATTGTGTTATACATTTTTTGTGCACCTTTTTCTACACTACCTCCGCCAGCAGCTCTTACTGCGTCAGCTGTAAATACGAATTCATTTTTGCTTAATCTAGCAGGCACGTCATCGGCTTTTTCGACTGCACCGTATGGCATGAAGCCACCAGTATACCTTAAATCTGCTTCAATTGGAAGCCCTCCTAAACCAGATTCTTGGTCCGTGGGCCTTGTTCCAAGTGCAAAGTTTTTACGCATAAAGCCACCGTTTTTAGCCATCATAATACCTTCTTCTGAGTCCGCTTCTGATAGAGATCTATTCTTATAAAACTCTAACAGTTCTTCCATGTCTTTTGGATCTCTTTCAAATAACATTCTAAAAGTTCTAATTGCATCTTCTAAAGATAAATCTTTAGGAATATCTGCCATCTTGTTTGGTAATACAGGACCAGTTGGTTTTGGTTGAAAAGGATTTATAGGTTTAGTTGGATCTTCTGGCAATGGCTCACCGCCCATGGCAAAATCACTTCTAGGCATTCCACCATTTGCTAATCTATATTGTGCTGGAATGTCAAATGCTCCTTCTGGAATTTGTGAAAATAAATTATAACCTCTTTCATAATCTTCAGGGTTTCCAGTAGATGCAACTAAAGCTTCTCCTGCTTCTTGAGGTGTTCTTGCTGATTGTACTAAAGATAATGTACCAAGACCTAATCCTGCTAGTTTAGATTTACTAAAACCACCATCTCCATCACCTAATAATAAACTACCTAATTTAGTTTTATCTCTAAAGTCTGAAAATCCAGCACCTTTTCCAAATTGAAACATTTTACCACCTGATCCAAAAATTCCTTGAGTATCAATAGCAGCACCTTTAGCTTCAGGACCTACAAATTTTTGACCACCAACTAAAAAATCTTTAACTGTTGTTCCTTCTTTTGTAAAAGGCATATTAAATGATCCAGCTTTTTGAGCTATGTTTCTACCTACATCTGTTTGACTAAAAAATGTTGGAGCTGCAGCTAACGCTAAATCAACAGGACTTAATCTGCCTGTTTGTTTTGCTGTCCCTAATAAATATGCTGCTTCTCTATATCCTGGTGGTAAGAAAGGTGCAGCCGCTCTCATGATACCTGCAATTTCTTTAGGTACTATTTTCTTAGCAACTTTTGTAAAAGGTTTAGTTACTTTACCTGTAACTTTTTTTACAAAGCTTCCTAATCCGTAATTTTGTCTGGGTTGTTGCATTCTTGATATTGCCATAATTTATCTATTTTATTTTGTTTTTCCAAATAAATCAAGCTTTGGCATCTTAACTAATACATCTCTTTGTACATCTTCTTGAGGTATATTAGCTACTTTTAAAGCTTCTTCATCCTTATAAATTTCCCCTGTTTTCTTATTTTTTATTGTAGTAATAACCTCAGCAGGTTCTACCAAAGGTACTTCTTTTCCATTTATTTTTAAGTATTCTATATCTTTTGTCATATTTCTCCTATTCTCTACTTAGTTCTAATAAACTTACAAAACCTTCTATTGCTGCTCCAACAGAAGCTTTTACTCTTAATATATCATTTTCTTCTAATACCAAAGTACCTGATATTAAATTTTCAAATGTTTTAGCTGCAATTACTTTATGAGATACTTCATATTCTGTTGACGCTGAACTATCATATACAAATACTTCTAACTCAGGATTAGATCCCGCATGATTATTACCTTGTATAGTATTAACAATTGCTCTTGCATTAGATGGCGCTGTATAAACATCTGTTTTATCTGTTGTTTGTAAATCAAAAAAAGCGTTTTTATATTTATTAGCCATTATTAGATCCTATGAACCATGCAAATCTTTGTTGCTCTTCTCTAAGGTCTTGTTGAAATGTAGAATTTAATTTTTCAATCAAACCATCAAGGTCCCTGATTAATGCATCAGCATTTTTTTGATCATATTGTTTACCCGGTCTTGTAAATACTAAAGTTACTTTTGCCATTATAAACCGTACCCAAATCCTTGTCTTCCACCAGAATCATATGAGTATCCACCAGTACCAGCAGGTGCACCCTTATCACTTATTCCTGGTCCATCTCCACCACTTCCTGGTCTTCTGCCTAGTCTTTGTGATTCTAATAACTCTGATGCAGCTGCTGATTCTTGTGCTCTTAAATTTTCTAATTCTTTTCTTCTATTAATTAATTCTTGAGACAATTCCAAACCTTTTTTCTTTTTTCTTTGTTCTGTTCTTAATATTGTTGCAAGTCTTTTATCAATTGAATTTAATAATCCTGGTCCACCAAACATAGATACTGGATTATATCCTTGCATAATTCCTGATGCAACTTGACCTGTATTAGTTAAACCATATTTTTTTTCATAAAAATCTCTTGCTGCTTTTTCTTCTGGACTCATTTGAAAAGCATCAAGTAATAAACCAGCTCCAGGTATACCTGTCGCTAAAGATATTAAACCACCAATAGCTGTTTTTCCTAAATCTTTACCTGAACCAAAAAGATCAATACCTTTATCTTTTACATTTGTTAAAAAACTTCCTAACCCACTAAAATCTTCTACTAATGCATCTTTAGTTTGACCTAAACTAGTTCTTAAATCACTTGGTAAATTTCTCATATCATTCATAAATTGATTACTATATGAAAATTGATTGGGAATAGTATTAATTCCCATTGGTTGTTCAAAACCTGGTAAACCTAATTCAGTTATTTCTTGATCAGTATATCTATTATATTCAGGATTATATTCTCTATATTTATTTATTAAATCTTGATCCATTATCGTCTTCCATCTGGTTGTGTATCTAATCTAAATGTGCCTAGTTTCCAACTCTGAGAAGTACCTGTATTGGCAATTTTCAAAGATAAAGCTCGTGCTCTTGCACGAGTGTCTACTTTATCAGTAGAACTTGTTATTGTAAAGGGTCCAAGTGAAGAACTAACATAGTTATCACTAGGATAATTACGTAATTGTAATGTTATTTGTGTATCTCCTGTCTGTGATAAAAAGTCAGGAATAAATCTTCTTATCTTCATAATATATTCACCATCACCTTGAAATGTAGCAATACCTGTCATTTGACCCTGTCTAGATCTTTGTGCTGTGATGTCAAAGTCTCCAGATTCAATATTCGATTGTATAGCGGTTACAGATCCTTCTGCTACTTGATCGGTTCCTTTTTCATGCTCATAATATATTGTCGATCCATCTGTATTACCTATAACATCAAAAGAACTATCATCTGCTGCATTGTAATAAGTAGCATGTGGCAATCCAAATACAGCTGAGTCTACCCATGTCGTTCTAGCTAAACTTCCTGTTGTCCAAATAGGTCTTTGAGGACTTGATTCAATGTAGTTATAAGTTACAGATCTATTAACAACTGTTGATCCTTCTGTACAATAGAACCAAGTTATTTCTCCAAACAAATTATTTAATCCTGCATAAATTAATTGTGATGCAGTAGTATTTAAATCATTATAAACATAGTCTTCAACTAAACAAACCATAGATTCTAAATTACCAGAGTATTTAAAGAAACCATTTTCTGACATCCAATATGCTGCACCATCAACTTCTAATGCTGCACTCTCTCCAATCAATCCACAGTTTGTACCTACTTGTGCAAAACCAAATGTAAATGGAGCACCTACAAAACGCATAGTAAATAAAGAAGTATCCGTCCAAACGTATATCGCATCTCTACCTCTAACGGCTCCAACAATTCTAGATCCATCAGATAGTCTTTGTGTACCTGCAGTATTAACTGAAGTTGGTGTATAGTCATTTATATTTTCTTGATCCGAAAATCTTATAAACATTAAATCTTGTGTAGTTGGATCACCAATAGTTGTTTCAGTTCCAAGAAATACTAAGTGTCTATCCGGAGTTGAAACTAACATATCTCTTGATGCAGTAGGAGCTCCACTAATAAGAGTGGCTCTATTATTAACTGCATCTGTTGCATTTGAATCCCATTCAAAACATTGTGCATCATGAATTAATGCAATTACTTTTGCACCAAAATTATCAATACTCCAGTGACCAGGATCAACTACAAAGTCCCCTGATGCTGCTTCACCCCACCCAATGTAATCAGATGTATTTGTAATTGTATCTCCTGCATTGTGAGTTGCAGCTGTTGTATTTCTTACACCTCTTGTAACACCTGATAAAACACCTGATGTAATACCAGTATAAGATATTTCTTCTGTTCCTATTTGAATATAGTTTGTACCTGATGTTGGAAATTGCGATGCATCTGTTAATTCAATACCTGTTGTTTGAACAGCGTTAATTGAATTTACTAAAGTAGTTGTTGCTTCACCGGATACTGTTCCACCCCATTGACCTAATCCATAACCAAATCCCGGTAACTGTTGAGCAGGTCCTACAGGATAATAATGTTGTACTCTTATTCCTCCAGATAAAGTTGCACCTGCACCTGTTTCAGCTGTAGGCATTGTAATAGTTAAAGTAGTAGCTGTTGGTATAGATGTAACCATAAATTTTTTATCATCAAAATCTGCTGCGGTATAATCTGATCCAGTGATTGCTGTAAAATTATCTAAAAGGATAATGTCATTTTCATTTATTCCATGATCTGTACTAAATGTAATTGTAACGGATGTTGAACCATTAACTGTGGTAAATGCATTTGTTAATGTAGTTGTAGTTTTAATTGGACTAATGTCATAAAATATACCACCTGTGTAAGCGTATAATATTCTATTGGTTCCTATGATTGCAAATTTAGTACCTGAATTATTAACAATATGATGCAAGGCTCTGGCTGCACCAGTTAATTTATTCTCACCTAACTGTGACCATCCACCTATCTTTTCAGGTGTACCATAACGAAATCTTACATTATCCCCACCAACCCATTGTCCTTCGGCTGTGGTTTCTGTAATCTGTTTATTGAACCCTGGTTGAAAACCTATCTTTTGTAGCATATGGCTCCATTATAATACTATTTTACAAATGATGGTAGACCTAACATAGGTCTTCCGTCAAATCTGTTTTTATCAGCAAATGGGCCATTTACATGATTATAATGTAAGAATACTTGGCCACATATGTTCCCGTCAAAAGGCTCTCGCCAATGTTCGAGTTCGCAACCACTATATACTAACATATCGCCTACTTCAAGCAAGACTTTCGTACCTGCTGGAGCGTTAGGTTTTATGATTTTTTTGTATTCATCTATAACAGAATCTGCACCTGTACCATCAATATAAATAGGCCATGGATCACCACCTAAATTTAATGTCGTAGATATCTCACAAGATGGTCTATCTTTATGTCTTCTTAATTCATCACCTTTTTTGTAGGCTCTAGTATATGAATAAGTTGGTATTAAATCTAATCCTGTATGTTGTTTCATAACAGGTAACATTTTAACTAGTAAGGTATCCAT